TCTTTTTTGTACCAAACCGCCTCGTTTGGGAACACTGGCAGAACTTCTGCTTTGAGCAGGAAGACCCTGATGATAGCACTGATTATGTTATTCCTACTACTAGTGCTGGTGATACTTCTGATACTTCTAAGACTGTAGGTTCTCTTTGGGATTATTTTGGTTTGCCTATTGGTCTTTCTAATGGTTCTAGTGTTAACGTTTCCGCTCTTCCATTTCGTGGTGTATATTTAATTTGGAATGAGTGGTTCAGAGACGAAAATTTGCAGAAGTCCGTTAAGATTCAAAAAGGTGATGCTAATGAGGTTTTTGATTCTTCTCGTTATAATGACCAGCCTTCTTGGGTTTCAGATTTAACTATTTCCGGTTATGTTTGTCCCCCTCGTTGCAAACGTCATGATTACTTTACTTCTGCTCTTCCGTGGACCCAAAAAGGCCCCGGTGTATCTATAGGTCTCGCTGGTACTGCTCCTATTCAAGGTACAGCTACATTAACTATGCCTAATGGTGTAGCTGTTTATACTGATGGCCATTCTGAATTCTTGGCTAATATGCCAGGTACATTGAATAAAGCAGGTAAAGAGGAGTTGTATCAAACATCTACTTATATTGGTGTTCGTGCTGGTACTGGCAACACTTCTGTTTCTGGTGTTTCTTCTGACGGTTGGTTTGCTAATTTGGATGAATCGTCTATATTTACAATCAATAGTTTTCGTACTGCCTTTCAAATGCAAAAGTTCTACGAGCGCCTTGCTCGAGGTGGTAGTCGGTATACAGAAGTGCTTCGCTCTTTCTTTGGCGTAGTTTCTCCTGATGCTCGTCTTCAGCGTCCGGAATTTCTCGGCTCTTTCACCAAAATGGTAAATATCAATCCAATAGCTCAGACTTCTGCAACCGACGACACTTCTCCTCAAGGCAATCTCTCTGCTTATGGTGTTACTGCTGCCAAGTTCCATGGCTTTACTAAATCTTTTGTTGAGCATGGCTATGTTTTTGGCTTTGTGTGCGCTCGTGCCGATCTTACTTATCAGCAGGGTATTAATAAGATGTGGCTTCGTTCTACTGTTTATGATTTTTATTGGCCTACATTCGCTCATCTTGGCGAACAGGCTATTGAGCTTCGTGAGATCTATGCTCAAGGTTCTGAAGCTGATACTACTGTTTTTGGCTATCAGGAACGTTACGCCGAATATCGCTATAAACCTTCGCAGATTACAGGCAAGTTCCGTAGCTCTGTAGTTAATGGTTCTTTGGATAAGTGGCATTTGTCCCAGTTCTTTAATAATGCCCCGACTCTCAACGAAGAATTTATTGTTGAAAATCCGCCTATTAAGCGCATTATCGCTGTTCCCAGTGAGCCTGAGTTCTTGCTTGACGTAGGCTTCCGTTACACTACTGTGCGTCCTATGCCTATGTTTGGTACGCCCGGCCTTGTTGATCACTTCTAGAAGGAGTTGGTTTTATGTCATGGCTTTCTAACACTTTAGGCAGTGTTGCTGGTTCTGTTTTAGGATCTGCAGTTCAAAATCATTACAATTCTGCCAATGCCGCACAGGCTAACGCGTGGAACGTTGAAAACTATAAACATCGTTATCAATGGGCTGTAGAAGATATGCGCAAGGCCGGCCTTAACCCTATTCTTGCCGCAACTAATGGTATAGGCGGTTCTATATCTGGAGCTTCAGCCGCTTCTGTAGGCATGAGCGATATAGGTTCTACCATGAATTCTGCTAAAGCCGCTAGTGCCGCTGAAAGGCAGGCTAAGAATGCCGAGCATCTTGCAATATCTCAAATTGATAAAAACGTCGCAGAAGCCGATTCTGTGCGTCAGAGTACCCATGGTACAGTTCTTCAGAACGGTATTCTTGCGAACGATCTGAATCTTCGTGAGCAGACTTATGAGAAACGTCTTGGTTACGAGCTTGAGAAGATGAATCTGGAGCTTGAAAACCTTCGTCTTCAAGGTTCTTACCTTAGCTCTGGAGTTTTGAATAATATTGCTTCTGCTAATCGCGCTAATTCTGCCGCCGCTTTTGATAATATTCAAACTGAAATGGCAGGTATGGAACGTGATTTCTATAAAAATATTGAAAGTCTTACAGGTGCTCCTAGGTCTGTCGCTAGTGGTGTTGGTTCTACCATCAAAAATGTTATAGGCTTCCTCGGAGGTCGCTATTTTGGAAGGAGATAACTTTTATGTCTAACAAAACTACTATGATTCTGACTTTTATTGTTTCTGTTGTTGTTCCCTTTATCCAGGAAGTTGTGGATCTAATCGAAGCTCTTAAAGGTAGAGCTTCTTCGAATACTGTGACTGCCAAAAAAGTTGCCTCGGACTTTCAAGCCGATGTTGCTCAACTTGTTGAGCCAGTTGCAAATAAGAACGATTCTAAAAAAACTAGCCGTTTTTTCGGTTCTTGGAGGGATGCTAAATGAGGCGTCGTCGCTTATCTAAACGAGGTTCTCGCCGTCTCTTTCGGCGTACCTCCAGATCTCGCCGTAGAAATTTTAAAAGAGTAGGACGAGGTGGATTTAGGATTTGACATTCTGACTTAATCCTGATACAATCGGTACAGGTGATTAATATGGTTTGTTATAATCCTATTCTTATGCATCCAGTTGAAGGAGCGATTACGAAAAATGGAAAACAACATTATAGTTTTTACGGTAGCCTTGCCTCTCACCCTGAACTTGCTGGCGATAGCCGTTTCATTCGCTGTTCTTGTAAACAATGCATCGGTTGTCGTCTCGAAAATAGTAGACAGTGGGCTGTCCGTGCTGTTCACGAAGCCCGTTCTTCGTCTTCTGCTTATTTCGTTACTTGCACTTTCGACGATTATCATTTGCCGCGTGATAAAAGCTTAAGCAAGAAATTTCATCAGACTTTCATGAAAAATCTTCGTCGTGAGTATGGCAGTGGTATTCGCTTTCTCGGCTGTGGTGAATATGGTGAACTTCATGGTCGTCCCCATTATCATTACATTTTGTTTAATATTGATTTTGATGACAAAATTTTTCGGTTCCGTACAGACGGTTATAACACTTATACTTCTGCTCGTTTTGCCAAGGTTTGGAAATACGGTATGCATCTTATTGGTGAGTTTAGTTTTGATGCTGCTGCCTATGTCGCCCGCTATATAGTCAAAAAGCAGACTGGTAAAAATGCTGAATCTCATTATAAGGGTCGCATTCCTGAATTCATGGTTGCGTCTAATCGTCCTGGTATTGGTGGAAAATGGCTTGCAGAGCATGGTGAAGAATGTTATTCTAACGATTATGTTGTCATCAATGGTAAAAAGATGCGCCCGCCTCGTTATTACGATAAAAAATTCGATGAAACGCATCCTCATTGGATGGAATACATTCGTGATAACCGTATTGAAAAGATGATGCATCATTTAGAAAATAATACCTTTGAGCGTCTTGTTGATCGTTGCCGAGTTCAAGAAGGAAAATATAAATGTTTTCTTGGCAGAAAACTTGACAAGGTATTGTGACTGTGTTATCATTAAGTCAGAAATGAGGTGATGTTTATTAGTGAACTTGAAGCTGTCAAAAATTTTCTTCGTGAGCGTGATATTCCTTTCAACTTTCTCTTTCGTGGAAGTAAATATGCCGCTTACCGACTTAAGCCTGATGATTCTAGAGTTATTCGCCTTGATGATGACTATTTTGTTATATCATCTACGCTTTATCTTATGATTCGTAGGTATCTAATTGCGTTTAGAAAAGGAGATGGTTCCACTGAGACTTTATTCCATTTATGATTCTAAGGCTGAACAGTTCAGTCCTCCACAGGTTTACCACAATGATATGCTTGCTCTGCGAGCTTTTGAAGGAATAGTTAACGATGATAAAATGCTTATTAAAAAATATCCTGAAGATTTTAGTCTTCATTATGTTGGTAATCTTGGCGACTCTGACGGCCGTTATTACGTTGAGCATTGTGACGAATCCCGCATTCCTATACTTGTTGGTAAAGCCGTAGATTATGTTCTTGATATTGACAACGGTCTTACTAAGTGATAATCTAATAAAGAGCGTATCATAAAAGGGACGATCTCATTGAGATCGTCCTTTTTTTGTACGCTACGCCCGCCGCGTCTAGGCGCCTGCGAAAGGAGGTGAAACTATGAAATTTAAGACAGCTTACGATCCTTCAGAAGAACACGATCATTGCGGTATTGACTTTACCATGCCCTCTCTCACGGTTCAGGACGAGAAAGAGGAAACTGATATCAATTACATCGTAAATAAGTATGCAGACGGTCAGAAAGGTATCATGACTCTTGACCTCGGCGATAGTTCGCAATACGCTTACTTGCAGTTCGGAGATGCAACGCTTCCCGGCGACTATAGTACAGCGCTTGAGCTTGTGTCCGGAGTTCGTGAAGAATTCTACAGCCTGCCCGCTTACGTTCGAGCAAAATTCGGTCACGATCCTATGAATTTCATCGATCATTTGAATGATCCTGCAACGCTCGAATATCTCCAACAACAAGGTCTGTATAATAGCAAATATACCTCTGATGAACCACAACAGTCCGTAAGTAGTAAACAAACACAAAAAGAAAGTAACACTTTAGAACAAAATAATGAAAAAGAACAAAAATAGGCGGCACCGAAGCCAGTTACCTACTTGATGTAACTGGCGTAGGTGACGCAAAAATAATCTAAAACCTAATAATAATTTGCTTTAGGTTAATTATTAGGTTTACACTTCGAAGAAGGTGAAATTTTGGCTCGAAAAAAAATAAGAGTTCGAGGACATCGCTTCAGCGATGCTCCTGCAATATACATGAAAAGGACTAAGTTTGACCGTTCTCATGTTTATAAGACAACTTTTAACTCAGGCAAGCTTATACCTGTATTTGTTGATGAGGTTTTGCCTGGCGATACTGCTCGTATGTCTGTTAATTACTTCGCTCGTTTGGCTACTCCTATTAAGCCTATCATGGATAATATTTATCTGGACTGGTTTTTCTTTTTTGTACCAAACCGCCTCGTTTGGGAACACTGGCAGAACTTCTGCTTTGAGCAGGAAGACCCTGATGATAGCACTGATTATGTTATTCCTACTACTAGTGCTGGTGATACTTCT